GTCTCCACAGCCTTTAATTGTGTGTATTTTCTCTGGCACTCCGTATATATTCGCCTGTATATACGAAAGGAGTAATAAGGTAGATGAGTAAACTAATCAGAACCATCATTCCCCCGCAGAATGCAGCGGACATCACGTTGGAGGATGTGAAAGCGAAGTTCGGTATAACCGATCCACCGGAAGATGATCCACCGGAAGATGATCCACCGGCAGATGATCCACCGGCAGATGATCCACCGGCAGATTCGGCAGATGATCCACCGGCAGATTCGGCAGATGATCCACCGGCAGACTCGGAAGATGATCCACCGGAAGATGATCCGCCAAAAGATCCGCCAAAACCTTCGGCAGACACTAAAGCGGGGAGAGCATTTGCACAAATGCGGGTACAGAACGCCCAGTATCAGAAAACTCTTAACGGCATTGCTAAGATCTTAGGAGTTACCGATACGTCGAACCCCGACACTCTTATAGCGCAGCTCAACAAAGTGATCCTTGAGAAAGAAGCTAAAGACAAGAATGTTCCCACAGAACTTCTTGAAAGACTTCAAATCTTGGAAGAACGGGATAAGGAATATTCCCAGAAGCAGATCATGGAATATGCGTATCTAGGATTCCAAAGAGTCAAGGATATGTTTAACCTTGATGAAGCCGGACTCCAGGAGTTTGCAGATGAACTGGTCGCAGCCGGGATCAACCCGTTTGAAACAAAAGTTGATGTTGTCAGAGAGTACAAACTACTGCACTTCGACGAGTTAATACAAGCTGCTGTTGAGCAGGGCATAAAGCAGGAACAGGAAAGAGCTGCTAAAGCCGCTAATCACAGCACGGCACCAAAACCACAAAAAGGTCCAGGCCAAAGCGGTAACCCTGAGAAAATAACAACTGTCGCACAATTAAATGATTGGATGAATTCTCAATCCAAGTAAACAGGTTCACAATTTGAAAGGAGTGGATAACTATGGCAGGTAATCTTAACGCACTCGCACCCGTATCGGAAATAAATACATGGGTTGACCTCGCGAATAAAGCAGGCAAAGGTGTAATCAATCCCGAAACCTTTTATTCCAAACAGCTGCTTGATACCATCAGATATGACGCCGACCAGTACGTGTACTTCCGTCTTGCCGACGAAGCACCGATACAGGAAAAGGCTGATAAACTGATGCTTCGTAGATGGGCTCCCCTTCAGGCACACACTGTACCTCTGGAGGAAGGCGTCCCGCCTAAGTCCGATAGAGGTTCGGTAGAAAAATACGAGCTGACTGCAGCTCAGTACGGTCGTTATATGGAGTTCTCCGACAAGGTTGACTTCCAGGTAGTTGACCCGGTCATCGCCCATTACTCCAGAGAGTATTCACTGGTTGCAATGGAAACTCTTGACCTTCTGGCAAAAGAGACGCTGCTCGCAATAGCCAACAAGTTTTACGCAGGTCAGGCTGCAAACTTCGAAGCTCTGACACCTGATTCAAGACCCTCGATGGCAGACCTCAGACTCATCGTGTTGGCTCTGAAGAAAGCCCTCGTAAAGCCCAGAGTCAATGGTAGGTATCATGTAATCGGTTCCCCCGAGTTTTTCTACGATATGATCTCCGATCCTATCGTTGAGAAGTACATGACTATCAACCAGACCACAAAGACCATGTATGACAATAGCTCTCTTGTTCCGATGTTCGAGATGGAATTTTATGAAACCATGCTGGTGCCCACTTCCAGTGAGTACGTTAGCAACGACAAGGTTTATAGAAGGATGTATCGTTCCGACGGTCAAGGCGGCTATGAATACGACAAGATCGCTGAAGATAACGATACGTATGTATCCACAGTTGATGGTTACGTCAAAGACGCCAGAACAGGGCAGGATGCTTCCTATATCCCCGGAAGGAAGGTATGGGATATTGCAGCCTGGAATGCTGCCAACAAAGGCACTGGTGCAGATTGGTATGAGCTCAAAGCTCAGCACATACTGGTCGTAGGTAAGGACGCTCTTACCAGAACCGGACTTGCGGGCGAAGGCCAGGCCAGGATGTATGTCAAGCAGAAGGGTTCATCCGGTGTCCTTGACCCTATCGACCAGAGACAGTCCATAGGTTTCAAAATCAACTCGGTAGGTTTCGGGTCAACCAGGCTGGAAGCAGTCGTTGACTACATCTGCGTTCCTTCACAGGTTAACCCAGTATAATGAAGGAGGCCAATCATGGCAAAGAACACAAAAAGCATTAAGGATTTGATAGAGGCTGAGCCTGAACGCTCAGCTTCAACTCCAGCACAGGGTGATCCTGTCCAGCAGGCCAATCGTGAACTGCTTAATGCAGAGGCTCGCAAGAAGCGGCTGCTGCAGCATTATCGCAACGAGGAAAAAGTTCCTATGTATCTGTCACCGATGTACCGTCCTTACTTTGGAAATGTTATGCAGGTCAGCTTGAACGGCATCAGCATTTTCTTCAAAGTAGACGGCTCAGTACAGAAGATACCAAAGGACTTCGCAGACGAAATCACCGCACGCCGGATGGCTATCGATGCGATCCTCACCAAGCAGTCCAAGATGGCGGACATTTCCAAAAACTACGAAAGCTCGCCTGGAGAACTGGATCTGGTATGACGCAGAGAAGACAGGGCGTAAAAACCCTGTCTTTTTATTAAGAGGTGATATCATGGAACTGAACGCTATTTTAAAATGTGTTAATGATAAGCTTGCCGGTGAACAGCTGCCGTATGAAAGTCTAAGAACTCATTTGGATGATGTGATAGATACTATCAACTCAACACTGAGCACTAAGTTTCCAGTCTTCTCAGAGTTCACAGCAGCCGCTTATCCGCAG